CTTTGGTAAATCTAGATGTGGCGTAGTTGCAATCAACTATGTCCTCAAGCAGATACCCAAAGGTAGTGCGCTCTTGCTTGTACCAACAGTACAATTGCAAGATCAGTTTAAAGAGGAGTTTATCAAGTGGGGATTTGAGCAGTGTCTCGACCGTGTTGATATAATATGTTACCAGAGCGCATACAAATTAATAGACAATCATTATGATATTGTAGTATGTGATGAGATCCATCTTGGCCTCTCACCACAATACCGTAAGTTCTTTAAGAACAATCAATATGATCGTCTGTTATGTATGACTGCTACTCCACCTGAAGAGGAAGAGTACAGATTACTATTATTTAAATTAGCACCAACAGTATATAGAATAAGTATTGATGAATGCGTCAGCCTAGGCCTAGTGTCACCATATGAAATACATTGTATTCCAATTGAAATGACAAACGAAGAACAAACTGAATATAAAAGAATAAACAGAAAGTTCGTTAAACATAAACTAGCGCTTGGGTCTGACGCTTTCAATACTGCACGCATTATACTAGCATCTGCTAATAGCAGTGGAGAGATGAAAGCACATGCTGCCGGATTCTACAGTGCTATACGTGAACGCAAGAAAATTGTAGACTGCGCAACCAACAAGGTTGAGAAGTTTAGAGAGATTGTGTATGATAATTTAGATAACAGAATAATAACTTTTGGCGGTAAGAATTCATTTACCGATGAGCTAGCAGCAAGTGTTAGTCCACTAGCAGAAGTATATCACAGCAAGAGATCCGCAAAGCTTCGTAAAGAGGCATTGCGTAAGTTTAAGGAAGGTGAAGTCAATGTACTTTGCTCAACTAAAGCTCTGAATCAAGGCTTTGATGTACCTAATGCTAACGTGGGTGTAATCTGCGGCTTGACTAGTAAAGCTTTATCGATGGTCCAACGTGTTGGTAGACTGATAAGGTTTGAAGAAGGCAAGAAAGGTCTTGTGTATGTCCTGTATGTTAAGGACAGTCAAGAAGAGAAATGGCTTAAAAACTCAGTCCAAAAGTTAAATGGAGTTAAGTGGTTGTAAATAATATTTAAACATATATTTTGATATGCTAAATAATTTTATTACATTTGTTAATGCGTTATATGCCATTATAACAAAATCTTTTATATGCAATGACTATTGAACTAGATTTAAATATGCTTAAAGAGGTAGGTATGAGTCCTGATGACTTTACCTACCTTTATCTAGTTTACAGAAAAGGTCAATCATATTTACCACAGCTTAATCTTAAGCCAAATTTAGACAGATTACAGGAGAATGGTTACGTCAAACTCGGAGATACATTTGAAGATCATGTCGTTAGACACAAGTTTCTAGATTTATTTCTAGCTGACTTTGACAAAATGTTTAACGAATTGACGTTAACCTATCCTCTTAAAGTAAACTCTGATAAGGGTGTCCGCATTCTTCATGCTAAGGATCCTAACGCTAAGTCTAATCAAAAAGCTAAAATACGTTACAAGAGAATTGTTAACGGCAAGCCCCATGTTCATAGAAAGATCATCGCTTGCCTGAATACACAGCTCAAGTTGGAACGTAATAACCTAGCTTATTTGCAGAACTTAGAAACATGGATTAATAACCATACTTGGGAAAAGTATGAAAACTTAGATGAAAATGACACACGAGACAAAACCAAACCACGCATCACAAGATCTCTTTAAAGACAAAGGATTTCACAGCATAGCAGACTCAGTAAATACCTCACTTAATGAGATAAAGAAAGGTATGCTTGGTCAGCGTGTGGTTTACCCCACTAAGTGGACAAGATTAAACAGAAACCTACTAGGTGGTCTGCAACCTGGCAAAATGTATGTCATAGCAGGTCGTCCAGGTGTAGGTAAAAGCGCATTCAGTAATCAGATGATCTTCGATCTCTTAGATACTAACTCAAAGAAAAACTTAATGGTATTGTACTGGTCTTTCGAGATGCCTGGCCATCAGCAAATATTACGTGCTGGTGCTAAGGATGTCAAGAAAGAGGTAATGGATTTACTATCAGTGCAAAACAAGTTAAGACAAGACGAGTATGATCTATATGCAGAGAAAGTTGCTGCTTATACTGAATATCCTATCTATTTTAATAACGTACCTAAAGACATAACATTCATCAAGAGAACCAACGCAGAGATAGCAGAGAGCTATCCGGATACTTTGGTCATAAATGTTTACGATCACTCTAGGTTAATATTAGCTAACGCTGACACAGAATTGCAAAAACTAAACCAAATATCTAAAGGTTGCATGTGGATGCAAGCTAAGTTTGGGGTTATTAATATACTGTTATCACAGCTAAATAGGAATATAGAACAAGAACACCGTGCCCGTAATCAGTACCAACCAATGCTAACAGATTTGTTTGGTGGTGACAGTATAGGTCAGGATGCTCATGTTGTTATGATGCTACAGAGACCCTTCGATCTCTATGGTATTACAGATCTGTACTGCGATGAAGAGCCAGAAGGTTTGCTAGCAGTACATATAGAGAAGAACAGGGACGGCATGTTAGGTATGATACCATACGAAGCTGAACTTAGTACATTCACCATAAACGAGAGAAAGTATGTTAATAAAAAAGGTAAATAGAAAAGCCCTTGACATTAAGACAAGCGGTAGATCTACAGACTTTATTACACCTTCTTTTGGGCATGGATGTTTGTACGATTGTAGTTACTGTTACATGAAACGTAACAAACCTAATGGGTTGACGATAGCACAGAATACAGGAGATATACTCACAGCAGTAAACAACCATGCATTCTTTACACACGTTAACAAACCTAATCAGACACACGCACAGTACACTACTTACGACGTTAGTTGTAACGAAGACTTTGCATTGCACCTTAGACACCACGACTGGGAGAACATCTTTGAGTTTTTTAGAACTCACCCTGTAGCCATGGGTTCGTTCGCTACCAAGTACGTAAATCCTAAGTTGATTGAGTATAACCCTGAAGGTAAGATACGCATACGTTTCAGTTTGATGCCTCAGCACATGTCTACGTTACATGAGCCCGCTACATCTAAAATCATTGATAGGATTAAAGCTATCGATGCATTTATAGATGCAGGGTATGACGTCCATGTTAACTTCAGTCCAGTCATTGTGACGGAGACATGGCTAGAGGATTACAAGCAGTTGTTTCAAATGTTAGACGACTATGTAGATTACAAAAAGCAAGTTCTTGCAGAGGTTATATTTCTAACCCACAACGAGAACAAGCATAGAGCTAATCTTATAGATAAACCGGATGCAGAAGCACAACTGTGGGCACCAGATATACAAGAGAATAAAATCTCACAGTATGGAGGGAGAAACATTAGATACGAAAGACACCGTAAACGAAAATACATTAACCAATTTATAAACCTTCATGGTCAAATTATACCATGGAATAAAATCAGATACATATTTTGAAAAAAGGATACTTAGACTATAAGCCTCTTGATAAGAAACCATTTGTTTCCAAGGGAAGAGAAACTGAATACTGGAGAGAAAGACATGCTAAGAAATTAGCAGAGAAAAACAAACCAGGTTTTGTAACTACTGATATATTTGAGCTTGTATTTGGATTTGGATACCCAAAAACATACAAGAAGCCATCATTAATGCCAACTTACAAAGACCCTAAATCATTAGGCTCTAACGGTAAAGTGGCAAAATTTAGATAACATAGCTAGTGGTAATGTCTCAACAATACCAATAAGACTACGAGCTGTGTAAATTAGGTAAGAGAAGTGAGTACCCTCTTTTAAGATCGTGATTCCAGGTAATACTGCCAAACCACATGACGCCTATTTTATTATTATGCTAAATTGTACCCTAACGGGTATAAAATAGCTTAATGAGTGGCTAATTATACCCTAACGGGTGTAATACTGCATACATGAGCCGAATAGAAAAACTAATTGGCTCATATATTATTATAACGAGAGTACCAAGCGTGAATTGGGCAAAATTTATATTATACTTAAATTTTTGTTATGAATACAGAAATAACTGTTGCACTTTTAATTTTATTAAGTCTTGTAGCTTACATGCTTTATGAGACATTAAAATCACCATTTAATCCAGAAAAGTATGAAAAGGAACAGAGGCGTCTTATCAAAGATGCTATGCGAAAGCCAAAAAAGAGGAAAAAGTATAAAAGTCGTTCAAAGGCTCTTACAGTGGAAGCACCGCATAAACGTAAGCCTGGTCGTCCTAAAAAAGAGACTAAGAAATGAGTAAACTACCTAAGAAGAAAGTAAAAGCGAGTAGAAAATCACCAAAGAACATGATTATTTACGGTGCTCCTAAGATAGGTAAGACTACAGTGCTAGCTCAGCTAGACGACTGTCTTATTATAGACTTAGAACAGGGCTCTGACATGTTAGATGCATTAAAAGTACAAGTAAATAGTCTAAAAGAACTAGGAGAGATAGGAAAAGAGATATACCAAGAGGGTAAACCTTACAAGTATGTAGCTATCGATACTATCTCTAAGTTAGAAGAATGGTGTGAAGAAGAGGGTAAACAAATTTACCTGAAGACTCCAATGGGTAAGAACTTTGAACAAAAGAACCCAGGTATGTCTATCCTTTCATTGCCTAACGGTGCAGGTTATCTGTACCTTAGAATGGCATACAAGAAATGGATAGATAGATTGAATACGCTTGCCGATCACGTGATCCTTGTTGGTCACTTGAAAGACAAGATGCTTGAGAAGAAAGGTAAGGAAGTGGCTGTGAAAGACCTCGACCTTACAGGTAAGATCAAGCAAATTACATGCGCAAACGCTGACGCAGTAGGCTATATCTATAGAGAAGACGATGTTACTATGGTATCATTTGACTCACTAGGAGATGTAGTAGCCGGCAGTCGATGCGATCACTTGAAGGGTAAGACCATGCCCATGGAATGGTCAAAGATTTTTATTGATTAACTGTTAAAAATTTAACACAAATGATTGAAACCAATCAACACACAGAAGCAAGCGTTGAGTCACAACCGACTCCGCAAACCATTACAACGACTATGATCTTAAACGATCTAGACAATGGGATTGACCGCAAAGGGATCCAAGCTAAGTATAGCTTAGAAGGATGGGAATTGACAGAAATGTTTAAGCACCCAGTATTAAAAGGCAAGAAAGCTAAGAAGAAGCGTAAAATGTCTTTTAACTTTGTTGACGATACTACCACTACTCCTAATCCTAATCAGACTACAGTAGAAGGAGTTATCGAAGAAGTTATGGGTACAGTAAATACTATTACAGATGACTACAAAGAAAACTTAGACTTAAGAACTAAGGATGCTATTGAAGACATTGAAGTGTATACTGACGAACAACAAGAGCAAATGCAAGGACAATCTTGGGAAGAAGAAATCCAAGGACGTCAAGAAATGGACGCTCAAGATCAATTAAATGAAATTAATAACGAAGAAGAAGAATTTTAATTATGGCAATTAAATCAAACGCAAGTACGCAAGAAGTAGTAGGTTCAGGGATGAAACTATACTCAGGAT